TGTCTTTAGATATTCATAGTCTTTGGCCCTCATCCAAATGTTATGCTGCTTGAGTCCATGCAATACAGAACAGTGATCCATTCCAAACATCTTCCCAATTGCATCAAGGCTGTGCCATCTTCTAAGCTCTGACCAAAGGTAGTATCTCTTGTACACCAGCTCTCGCTTTCTGTTTCTTACTTTTAGTCCATGCTTCTCAGCTAGATCCATTATCATTGATGTGTTCATATCTCTTCAATTTTATATCCCCATGCAATGTATTGCTCTAATGTATCAAGCTCATCAGCTGGATGATCATACCCCTCTTGTCTTAGATAGCCATTAGCATCTTGATAACAATACCACCATGTGCCACCATCAGGCTCCACAGAATCTTCAAGCCATACTCTATATTTTGTCATATCTCTTGTACTGCTTTAATTAATGGCGGCCACATGTCAGCCTTCTTGATTGCATCCTCTCTGCTGTTAGCTTGCAGCACTCTATAGGCATCTTGCCATTTAGCTTTGCTGTTCAGCTTGAATTTATATGTGATCTTCCAAGTCTTCATTTCTCTTTGCTTTTATCTTGTAAATAATTAACATGATTGCTGTCCAGGCTAATGCTATATAAACACCTACCCATTCAAACCAATGCCATACACCCCACCAAAATAATACTGTAGTGGCTGCCATGACAAATAATATTGCTGCTGTTTTCATCTTACTCTGATTTAAAGGTTAATGATTTCTTGTTTGACTTTAGTTCCATCAAACCAACATAAATTTTCTTTGGCTTCTTCTAATGTTGAAAAACTATCAATTGTTGAAACATCATTATTTATCCAAGCATCTACCCACCACCAAAAAAATAAAAAATGTCTTTGTTGTATTGTAAATTTTACTTTGCCGTCTGGCATTGTTTTTTTAATAATTCTTGCTTTTTTCATCTTACTCTGATTTAAAGGTTTCGTTGTAGTATTTTTCTGCATCTACGTGTATGTTATCCGAATCTGCATCTCCTTGATAATAGGCATCAATAATCTGCTCTTTTTCCATTTCTTTGGCTTGTTCATACAATTCTTTAAGCCATTGTGGTGGATTATCTTCTTTTGGTCCTCTTCTGTTTATTTCAAATTCCAACCATTCTACTGCTGTTTTCATGCTCTTGCTTTTAAAAATTGTTCATATAACTTCACGTTGAATGATGCACTTTTCACATCATCTGATTCTTTAGATTTCCACCATTTAATCATTCTGTTGACTGGTGATCTGAATGATACAAATTCATTCTCTTTTTGCTGTACTTTTTTCATCTTGATTATATTAGATTTAAACAAACTTTTGACATCTCGTTTGAGATAAGTGCATATGTCTTGAGAAGCATATTTATTTGATCCGAGATATTGTTATGATTCACTAGATACTCTTCATATTCTTTATGAGATATAAAATCTATGGACCATGTGTAAAGTTTCTCTTCAGCTGCTTGTTTATCCTGAAGCTCTTGGATTTGCTTTCTCATCTCAGTGAGTAAAAGCATTAACTTGTCAATCTGTTCTATTTTTTCTTTCATCTTTTGTGGTATTGATATGGTCAAAGATAGCTATCTTTTTTATATATGCAAATAGTTATCATATTTTTTTCACATTTTTTTTATTGGGCCACAAAAAAGAGCAGCCATTGCTGACTGCTCTCACCTAATTACCACATTTGATGGCTTTACGAAAAAGCTAGGTATACGGTAGAACCGTTTATCTTTTTGGCCTTTAGTATTTGACCTCTGTTTCCTTTTGCTTTGTAGCTGACATGTACCCAATCAGGCTGTAAGTCATTACCAAACTCCCATATCATCTGATCAAAGGTAATGTTTTCTTTGATATATTCAAAGATCTGTGCATTTGTTATCTTGCCATATCTGTCAGCATCAAGATCAAAAGCCTCAGCCTTGCAATGCTGCGAGCTGGCACTGCCCTTGACAGCACGATTCAAAGCACCGGATCTGTAGCCGGAGCTGATGTGAATAGGCACACCAAAGTGCAATCTGATAGGCTCGAATACTTTCTCACATAGGAGCTTTGCAGCTGCTAGATGCTTTGGATCAGTGATAGTATTATCAATGCCTCTGCGCTTAGCAGTATCTGAATGACAAAACTCAGCCAGTGTGACGTGATCACTTAGCATCTTCCTTAGTTAGCTGTGACAATGTAGCTGTAACTGTACCAGCTGCCACCATGTATCCAGCTGCTGTGACAAGTGATGCTGGCAATACTACTGGAGCAGCAACAATAGTTGCACCAATCACACCAAGTGCTACACCAATGCGCTGCACTTTTTTCCAAAACTTTGGCGTCTTAGACTGCCATCTTTCTTTTAGGCTCATATTTTAATTCTTTAGGTAATATACCAACAAGCAGATCAGGATACTTTACACCTGAATGCATGTCATTGTCTGATGTTTGAATGCGATCCTCTAGGCAATCATATAGCTTTGCTTCTACTCTTTCAAGTTTGCCCTCAACAGCATCAAGTCTACTTGTGAAATAATTGAACATTAACACTAGGATGAGAGTCAATAAACCTACCATCCCATTCTTTTTGATTGCTGCTGCAATTGCAATTGGATCCATGTTAAATTATGCAATTTTGTTCCAAATCAATATATCTTATTGAGTATGAATAGGTCAGAATAAATGCTATTATTTGCACTAGAGCTGGAAAATTTTGCTTGTATATCTAACAAGTTGCCAACAGTGGTGCTGAACGTAGTATTGTTTATTACATTCCAAGCGAATCCCTCTTGTGTTCCTGATGCTGCTTTAAGTATGTGAAGCTGCGCAATGGTGACAATAGATGCCACACCAGCTGCACCAATAGATCTAATAGTGAAGTTAACTGAAAGCATGAATACTTGATTAGTAATCTGTGGCAAAGTAAATGCTGGAGAATCAGCTAAAATAACAGCATTGCTTTTCAATCTGATAGTGATTGTATGGTTATTCTGAGCACTTAATAAACCAGCCATTTCTACTCTGAATGAATCACCTACAGAAAACCCATTTGCTGGTACTGTAAGAGATCCAACACCCCCATCTATCAATGTGCCAAATGATGTCCCAGTATGTGTTGAGCTGTTGCCAGTCTGAGCAAATAGGCCATAATTAGTGGCAGCTGGAATTGTAGGTTTATTCTTAATGAAATCAACCTCAGTATTATCTGACTGATTCCAATCTGATTGTACTTGAGCTGTACTTGTCACGTTTATATTTGTAGTTGCCATTAGCTTAGTGTTATATTGATTGTATTATTTTCAGTTGTATTCTGTGTGAATGTATCCTCTAGCACTCCATCAACATACACATTGTAAGTCGTTGTAAGATCGCCACAATTGCCAGCTGGAGGATTCCCATTCTCAAAGTCATAGTCATCAAATGGGATGGCACACCAATCTTCATTGTCAAATACTCTCAAAGATACTAGCATGGTCCATCCAGCCACCATGTCTTGACCTTGATTGATGAATGGATCTGTGCCTATCTCAGCTGTGACATCTGCAAACTCAGTCCATCTGTACTGCTGTAGTGTAGTCTTGATATCATTGCATATCAATAAGCAGTCTGAATGGACCTCATTTATTTGCCTATAGTTTGAATGATTGTACTTGTCACAGATGGTGATCACAAAATTCACATTCACATAGCCAGCACCCATCCCACTAGGCTGCAAAGTTGCCACCATCAGAGGATACTGTGCAGCATCTCTGCTTATAGCATCAAGGAAGTCACCTTGAAAAAACTCATTTATTTGTCTGTGCTGTGTTGCGATCTCTTGCAGCTCCAGCATGATTTGGTTTAGAGTCTTTTCCATTTAGGTAATTTTTTAATTTGTCAATTTGTTTTTTGCTCGCAGTGAATTTTTTCATACTATCCATCCAAAAGGTTTATATCCAGTCTGATCCTTAGTGACATTTTCATTGCAATCATTGTCATCACAACAAACCAAATACTCAGGATATTTGACACCATTGTCATCTTTCAAGAAGCCTATCAATCTTTCTTTGTAAAAGTACGCATCCTTTCTTAGCATATCTCTAAGGTGTACAGTTTCTGTATCTGTATTGGCTGTCATTGTCTCATCTGACTGGCGGCCTACAGCTTTGTTAGTCAGCTTCTCATTGAGCATTGCAGCTGCTCTGAAGTCAACAAATGCTACCAAACAAGGAATCACATAGTCATTCATCAGTGTAAGATAATCCGCTGTCCATGTGCTTGTTTCAACCCTATGCAGCAAGGCCTTGTACAAAGGTGTTCCAAGTGCTGGCTGTAGGTGCATATCTTGTGATCTCATGATACATACAGATAGGATCTTTGTATCTGTATTCATGTGGATCAATCCTAGCTTCTTGAGATTCTCAACAGATAGTAAATAGTTCATGTCTTATTGTTTTTTAATAACTAATTGTTGCACCCAAATATGTCTGCAATATGGTGTGCTAACTTGAGTCTGAGGATTTGTATACCATCCTCCTCTGTAGTTCCATACATTGCGATCTACTCTTGAGCTGATATTGTTGATTTCATCCCTTGTATAAAGTCTATTCAATGACAATAGTCTAAGGCAGAAGTCTCTTGATTTAGTCAATACCTTTGGCACACCTGGTCTTTCTTTGTAACTGTATACCACCATGAATTGATCAATAGGAGCTGGAGCTTCATCCAGCAATTGCTTTCCCAAGTCAGACACCTCCCCCTCAACAAGTAATTCAAAGTCAATAAGTCTGTCAGTTGACTTGGCAATCTCTTCTACACTGGCACCAGTTGCTGTTGCAATAGATGATGCATCCTCACCAGCAATGAGCATTGATAGGATTGATTTCTCTAGTGCTGAAATATTAGCTTTGACCTCACCAATAGTTGCAAACATCATCTGTTCTTTACTGAATACCTCATCAGATGGTGTATCCCATTCAATGATATTTGTCTTTAGGACCTTATATTCAGATGCATCAACACCATATTCTGAGAATATTGTAATCTCATCAGCACTAAATTCATGCTTGTGATCACAGCTTGATAGTGTAGTAGTAGGCAATCCTACAATCTTGCGGGCTTGTGCCTCATCAATTGTTGGAAATGATGCCATGACAATATGTAATGCAGAATCAGATGATAAAGAATCAGATTTTACTCTTTCAACTATGTCCATCAATGCTGATATCTGACTTTTGCTTAATGATTGATTTGCATCAGTGCTTAATGCCGTATCTACTGGTGTTGCTGTCACTGGTGTTGCTACTACAATTGGCCGAACATCAACTAGCTTCAATGTACCAATGGCCCCTGATAGCTGTACCATGTAATTCATCAGCCATTCAATCTGCTTCTGTCTAGAATTGACATAGGTATTCTTATAGATCTCAAACAAGTCATCTGTCTCAGCTGCGTTGAATGACCCATTGGGAGCAATACCAAACAAGGATGGAGCCACCACAGAATGAGCCACAAGAATATTCTGCTGCACTGACTTCTCAGTCATGGCATATCTTTCATGTAAGTTATTACCATTCAATGGCATTACTGTAGGAGCTTCGTCTGCTCCATTGCTGAATGTGATGATGATCTCACCAGCATCCTCCACAGATTGTGTACGGCCCTTGATTTGTTCTTTTATCTTTCTTTCCTCTTCAGATGTTTCAGGCTCACCTGATGCCAGGTTAATTAGTGTACCAGCCTTGAATCCATTCTGCAATTCATACATGTGAAACTTACTGATGTCAACATCTGTCTGAATGGCTGTAATACCACCATAGTAAGGAGGCTTAGGATAGATTCCTTTCTCACCTCTCGCTTGCTTAGATGGCTCCTTATAGTACAGAATGAATGATCCAGTGCGATTGTTCTCATTCAGTGCTGGATAGCTTCTGTAATTTGTCTTTTCTGCTGATTGCTGCAAAGCGGACCAGTCATCAGATACATAGTAAAGTCTCTCATCCTCAGTGATTCTGATCAGATCAATATCCATGTGCTCCCATCTCACTACCTTAGTACCTTCTCTGTTCCATGTACCTATTACAGCCATTGCACCAAACACCTCAAAATCAAAGGCCATTCTTTGAGCAATCTCATTCATGTCAAAGTCAGCAAATGGATTGGCAAGGAAAGCAGTCAGATCACCTGATACTGCCTCAAGGCCACCACCAGCAATATAGTAGGTTTTATTCTTGATGATACCTTGATGCCATGCACTACCTTGCAGAAGCTCAATAAGAAAGAAAGGATAGTCATTCTTTTTTCCCCATTTGATGAAGCCTCTTTGAGAATCTTTCTCCTCTATTGGCAATTGATACTGCTTGCTGAATGACAAGCTGGTGATCTTACTCATATATGTTATTTAATATTGTTGTCGAAAATTCATTTGATGGTGAGTC